GGGCTGTGTTAAGATCATATGGTTTGAGCTCATGGAGATCTTTCGCCATCTTTCTAATAATATCATCAGCAAACGCGTTAGAACATTTCGCAATATCACCAGATGCAACGCTAAAATTTGGTTGTGTCATGCTAGATAAACCAATGTGCCAAGGTTTCCAAGTCATATCGGGGGCCCCATGATTATCTTTATATCCATCCATCACAACAAGATCTCGGATAAACGTGGGTCTAACTTTTGACTTATGTTGTGGGCGGAACCCCTTAAAACTACCCATTACGTGAGCAGTCCCCTGAGGTATAAAGCGTAATGCTGATTTGGGATGGACGTCTGTTAACTCTCGCTCATAACCAGGTTCATCGATCTTGATTGTACCACTTTCCACTTGCGGTGTGAATGTAGTCAAAACCATCTCCAAATCATGTTGCGAAACAGGCATAATAGAGACGCCAGTTGACTGATTTCCAGTTGCATGTATCCCCAAAATGATTTTTCTATTTGCACCAGCATACATAACGCAAGGGGAACCACAATCGCCACTTTTTGTAGGGGTCGATACGTAGCCTAAGTATGCAGGTACATTAAAGTATGGGCATACACCTTTACGCAGATCCTTTATCGGTAAGGTACTACGCTCACCAATATTAGAAATAAGATGATACATTCCATCAAATCTACCGGGTATTCTATCCTTTTTTGCAAAATACTCAACCAATGATGGGCCGGGTGGTAGTGCTCTTAGGGATATGAAGGCTAAATCTGTACCAAAACAATGGATATCAGTTTTCCTGATAGTTATGTTACGCACATTTCTACTCAAATTTTGAGTGAGTGGATCAAGAACAACATTTAGTGTTCCGTTACCAGTGCCTTTGATCACATGTTGATTAAACATCCAAATATGACCTTTCACATTGAGAGCTGAGGTACTATTACATTTTCCTTCATTTCCTTCCCATAGGAATTGAAAACGAGCAGTGTTTCTTCGAATCTTATTCTCTAATACACCTGGTTGACAATTCTTTGATTGATTGGAAATATCTACATCAGTAAATACGTACGGATCATGATAATAAAATACAGGCTTTTCAATGGGATGAGGAACAGGCGGTGTTCCATCGGAGAAAGATGCAACATCGGCTTGAGGTGAATGCTTTTCGGACTGAAAGAAATTTCTCAATTTTGAGCAGGCTAGTAAAGAGCCCATAAGCAGACTTAATTGCATAAGGTGTTTTGGTGTTATAAAGCGTTGTATACGATTTCTCGCAACTTTAAACACAAACACGTATGCGCTACCATCTTGACCAAAAATGCGATATGCAAGCTTGATTTTCCAAAAATCACCATAAATGTACTGAAAGTAAATCGAGGTGATTACCCACACATGTTTTACTAATATGTAAATACAAATACCCAGTGGTATGATCATAAACAGACCAAAGTTATAAAAGAACAAGCTGACCAACAGAGGATAGAAGAAAGATCTATATATGTGGAAATAGATTTTCACAACTTCCTCCATATCAGATTCAATAACATCTTGAGCAATAATTCGACTAAAGAACCAATATCGCATTAATGAGACGCGACTTTGCGGTTGCGGCATAATAGGCTCCTCTGATAGGGGCATTAGTGGTTCATCATGAAAGGTAGGTATCCACTGCTTAACTCTGTCTAAATATGACTCATCAGCCTGTGGAAGAAAACCTTGGTGCCAATTTGGATCATGCCAATCGTCACGTGGAGGAGGGACGTCTATCTTGTAATATTCATACATGCGACGTCGATATTGAGAAGCTCGATCTCGATTGTACTTGATCATGTCCGATTTTTCTGGATGATCACACCCCAGTCCACCGCATTTTTGACATGGTATTTCCGGGTGCCACTCGGGTTCATACAATTCGCGTTGAAATTTTTCCCATGTTGGAATATAAACTGGACGAGATGGGGCAGGGCGTACTACTGGTACCACAGGGACTGGATCATCGACCAAATTAGCGAACTGAGAAATTTCAGTCTCAATGCAAGTGCATTTGCGAACTGGACGATAACACTGATCACAAATATCCACACCACGAGAATTCTCCATTGCAGATAGTGACTTTAATTGGGCAACCTCATGTGCCTTTGCCGCAGTAGTTAGAAACTGGAGTAGGTCATAAATGTCTGAAAACTTTTCGATAATATGATACTTTGCACGCATTTTATCATCAATCGTGTCCTTTGCAGGCACGACGACACTAACAACAAAGTTCCAAATATTCATGTACTCACCCTCAGGTGTTGGTGGGATGAGTGTAGAATCAACCATTAGGTTGTGTTTTGAATACTCTGGTTTAACAGTAGCAGTAACATAAAATTTCCATCTTCTGGCTACGGCAAAAGGACACGAAAAATAGTCATGCAGATTGAGATTCAAAGTATTAGTTGTTCCCAACAACAGATCTATCTTTAAAGGTGTTCTACCCTTGTCCTCTAACTCAGCTTGAGGTGGACAAAATGGTGTTTGATTGCCAACCATAATGGTTTCGCTTAAAGTAGGATCCAATTGACCGTTTGGTTTCAAAAAGGCAACATCATCCATAACAGCACACCATTGACTGGAATTTTGTCCAGACCAAAAGGGGTCTACAGCCACTCGCGTATACATGAATTCAGGGCTCACGGGTAGTTTGAATGCCTTGCCATAGTGCATAAACATAATTTGCACCAACTGAGTCTTAGCAATACTAGAAGGACCATGAATCATAATAGAAAAGGGCTCTTTGCGCGGCGCGCGAGCATCCTTCTTTGTGATTTCATTTGCTTGAATCAGTTGCAATTCATTAACTGTCTTCTGTAGAATGAGTTTTTCAGTTCGCTCTAAACCAACAGAATATTTCGTGAGTGCTATACCGCGCTCAATTGTATCTTTCAACTCACTAGTAAAAGTAAATCGATTGATACCATGAGGTTCTGGGTTCGATAGAAATTTGGACTCACGTATTAATCTCTGTGCTCGAGACATCCATTTTTCATGGCTTCCACCAGATGACATTAAAACTTCTGGATCTTGAGTGTGGAAATATTGAGTACCTCTGTCACACACAAATAATACTGTATCTACCATACAATGGATCATATCCATTCCAGGTTTATGAGTGCGCTCAATGGCTGCTTGCTCAAATTTAGAGTATCCAAGTGAGTCAAAAGAAATCTTGGAGTGACTCAGAAGACCGCTAGAAAGTACATATAAACCAAATTTATAGACTTTCTTATATAGAGCAGTCTCCTTAATACGTTCATAAACACTTGTGTACGAACGCAATTCTGCGAAGATATTATCATATTCTTCGTCTTGAAGTTCGTAGGTGGTCTCCTTCTCCACCTCTGAAAGAACATGTTTATGTAAACCTTTATATATTTGATCTAATTTTTTATCTTTCATGTTGCCGAAAATTTTAGAAGCAACATAAATTAGCATGGTTGTGAAACTAGGTCGCGAACCACGCATCTTACAAAAAGATACAATTGATACATATCGATCCGATATATTTCGTGATCGCAGTAAGCTATACATCAAAATACACACATCTTCTATCAAGTTGATATGTTCGTCAAGATGGACGGGAATTTGTATATACTCGCTGAGAAAAGATTTACTATAATGGGTACCTTCGTAGAGCCAGTTTAATACTGAACTTTTCCTAGATTCTGCGTCAGCAACAGCTGAAGTACTCAAAGGATTATACGCAGAGAAGGTGTCCCATAAAGAAACATTAGTGATGTCAAATTCACTACTTTGTGGTACATAACCGCAATAAATACAGTTTGGCACGAGTAAAGTTTGTGTTTTGACAACGCACGAAATAACAGTAGTTCTATCGCACGTCAAGCATTGTATCGTCAAACTATGCTTTATGATCTTGTGATCATCTTTGTTTATTGTTGAAGGAGAAATTACAATCATAAAATAAAAACAACCAGTTGTTGATCTATCTGGTGCTCTTTACTGGCGTAGAGAGTGATCGTCTTTACCTAGTTCTTGCCGCTTGGCGGGAGTGCTACTAGGTGGTTTATTAATATCGCTTAAGCAAAATGTTCAGCGGTGGGTGAAATTCTTCAACACTTTGCTCTCAATACAGAGAGGTGTGTCTTACTACCTTTCACAGATGTGACCAAGATTAGGCCACATTCTCAAGGCGATCTCACAACACATGACATAGAACCTATTAAATAAATTTTACACCAACGACGTAATCAACATGAGTATAAAGTTACTCAAACTACACATTTTCTATCACTATTAATCCACACAAGGACGATATGTTGTGGTAGTGATGGGCTAAGTGTTGATAAAAGCCACTGTACCTCCCCAAATGGAGAGGTGGGAAAAACGGGTTAACATCCCTTTTCCTACAAATTTTCGTTTTGAACAGAGAAAATTGCCTCTAAAAACGCAAAAATAACTGTTTACGACACATTGCCCACATGGTGAGTTCAATCAAAAAATGAACTAATCATATGGGCAGATAGTGGGCGAAAGCCCACCAATAGTACGTAAGTGTACCAAACTAGCCTTTATAGATAGCCAATCATAATAAATAGGGGCGGGTGTGAATTCACACCCAAAACCTTTGTTATAGGAGGAAGGTCTCCATCGAAAATACTTACTGTCTATTTTAATGCAAAGTTGTATATGGATAATACAAACAATACGAAAATAACACTAAAATTAGAACGAATCCGCAGATAACGAATAATTATAGATATATAGACGCACGTTGAGGATTTGAGGTCCTCAAACAGTGCAAGAAAATC